CGACATTTGAAAACGTCGACGACAATTCGTTTTTGACGGCGTCCCTCAAATCGCTTGCCCGACTCAATTTTCGAACCTTTGCGTTGTGTGAACCCGAATCATTTTTTTGTAGGGATCCGACCAATTCGCAACGGTCGCGTCGGATCCCTTCAAAACTTCAAAACGGGAACCGGAATCATCAACAATGAAATCGCCTTTCATCGGTTTAACGGGTTCGCCGTCCGACCAACGGAACGTCGACACGTCAAACAAAAAATCGACTGTTTTCATAGTGACAACGGTTTCGGTTGCCGTCATTTCTTCCCACGTCGATTGACCGCGAACGGATTGAACACGAACGACGTTCGATCCCGAAAAATACGAAACCGATTCGCCGTTTGCTCGCAATAACGTTCTGGCGTGCAATTGCAAATTTGTTTTGAACAATCCGTTCATCGGTCAACCTTTTGACTAGGTCAAAATTGCTTCGGTATCGCTGATTTGATCCGTTGCGATTAACTGGATCCCGAACGCATCACTCGGAAACGGTGCGGGCGCACCGGTCGGATTCGTTGCGGTTCGCGATTGCTGCAATTGACGTAGCGAACGCCGTGACATTGCAATGACACTTGGCGCACGTCCGGCGGGAAACTTGCCGATCAATTCGGATAGCAAATCGTCGGTCAAACCCTTTCCGGCGTCCTCTGTTACGTTTGCAATCCGTCCCAAATCATAATTGGTTGCGACTTGCAATCCGCCGTAGAACAAAATCGGCGTTCGCATCGCGTCATAACTTCCGGTAACGCTACCGGATCGAAGAACGCTATACTCTTGCCCGATTTCAATTTGACCGCCCAAACCGTACACGGCGGAAACGGCGGATTCACCTAAACGGATTGCCCAAACGCTCGACGCGGTTGACGCGGTCGTTCCACCGGCGTTGACAACCATTTCGTCGGCGACGGCGTCAACGGATGACAAATCGGCGAAACCGTTGAACCCGACGGCGTCGGAATCCGTTCCGTAAATGATCTGCGATTCCATCCCGACAAACGCCGCAATCAAATGGTCAATCGCTTCGCGACGCTTCAACGCTTCGCCGCCTTCGGCTTTGAGTAAACCCATATCAATATCGAAACCGGCGTCAAACAATTTCAACGCTTGCGTGATTTTTGTATAGGTCGCTTTGGTATTTTCAACACCGTCGTTGATTGAACGGAAACCGGCGGCGGGTGCGGCGGTTTTCTTCAGCCATTCGTGCGACGTTGAATTCGACGCGACGATTGACGACATTGCTTTGAGAAGTGGGGTTTCTTCAAGCAAATCGGAAACCTGAATGTCGGAAATATTGCCGTCTGCTAGTTGTAGTAGATCGGCGGCGGTAACGAATGAATTAGCCATTTTCTCAATCCCTCAAAATTTGTGATGTTTGTTGACGCGTTGAAATTAGTTTTTTTGCGAACGTGTGAATTGTGCGAACGTCATTGGTTTTTTGATCGAATCATCACTGACACCGATTCCCAAACCGTCGCGTTCGCCAAACTCAATTGCGGACAACGTCGCTTCCAATTCGGAAACGCGTTTTTGCAATTGCTCTTTTTCTTCGCCTAAACTTTTCGACAAACGTTCGAATCCTTCGGAAAACGAAACGCCTGATTCAAACCATTTTTGCCCCTGTTCGATTCCGAACGCGTCCGTGTATTTCTTCAATTCCGTTACGAAATCGGATTTCGAAAACGAACGTGATTCCGACGAAACCTTTGATTGTTCGTCGTCGCTTTCCGATTCGCTTTCGCTTTCGGGTTGCTGTTCCGAATCACCTTCGGGTTGTTCATCCGAATCACCTTCGGGTTGATTTTCGGAAACGTCGTTCGGTTGTTCGTCGTCGGATTCCTCCGCCAACGCCGAACCGCACGTTTCGCAATATTCAACCGAATCGTCGTCAACGTTTTCGGTTGCTTTTTCTTCGGGTTCCATTGCTGAACCTTTTGCTAGTGAATAACCGTTGGAACGCAACCAACGCTGAAAAAACTCCGACGCTCTTTCCGCGTCGACGCCGAACAACGCATCCGGCTTTCTAATTTGTTCTCCGACCATGAATCGTAAGAATTTGTCCGCGTCGACCGGCAACGACGACGCCGAATAAATTCCGTCGGGATTTGCTGCGGGTTCGTCGACCAAATCCGCCGCCCGCAATTTTGATAATCGAACGTGCGGAATGTTTTCGACGTTCATTTCGTCGGGCGATTTGAAACCGGACAAATCCAATTCGTCGGGTTCAAAAATTGAATCGTTCGGTTCCGCGCCGTTCTGCAAATGGAAATCGCGTTCCGCTTTTTCGTCGTGTTCAAACACAATCGACAAACCGGCGGCGTCGGAATCTTCGTCAATTAGTAGCCGAACGTATTCGACCAAATTTCCGTCCGGCGTTTTGGTTGCTGACGTTGCGAAATGCAAATCCGCTAACACCTTGTCACCTTCGACGCGTGCGTTCATCACTCGACCTAACAATTTCCCCAATCCGTCCGAACTCATTGACGGATGCGTGAACCTTGCTTTGATCCCGTTTTCCGATTCGTTGATTGCTTCCGCGACCTGATCCAAAAACGGTGCGTCAATCCACGCATCGTGACCCAACGCCTCGCCCCGTGTGATGACCGAAACGTTTTCGATCATTCCGGCGTCATACTTCCCGCCCTCTTGATACTGGAACGCCTCAACCGAACTTGACCGGTCAAAACGTGTAAACGCGGGCGCGACTTCCGTTTTGTATTCACTCATTTTCGTCACCTGTTTGTTGTCGCGTTCCGTTCCCGACGGGTTCAACCTGATCGTCGCCCGATGTTTCCTCGACGCCGGAACCCGATTCATCGGCGACGGTGAAACTAACGTCGACGCCGCGTTCCTTCGCGTACCTGATCGCCTCCGAAATGTCGTCGATGTTTTCGTAATAATCCGTTCCCGTCATTCGACAAATTCTTTGCGGCGTGTCGATTCCCGCCGCGATTGCGTCGACGTTTCCTTTGATTTCCTTTGCTGGATCCCACCACGGGAAACCGGTCGGAACCCATTCGAACGGCAATTCGTTTATTGAAATCGGCGGCAACAATCCCGCCGCAATCCATTGCGAATATTTCCAAACGGTATATTGACGCCGCATTTCAATTTGATCGTCGCGTTTGTCTTGCGCTGATTTGTTGTAGTTCAAACCCGCTTGACGGCTTCCGTGAAAATTCGTGAACGATTCGTCGTAAAACGAAAACGGAATGTCCAACGCTTTCAACGCAACCTGAATGACCAATTGTGTGAAATTTTGAAACTCGCCCGACGGCGTTTTCGATTCCAAAAATTCCGCACGGTCGCCCGCGTCCAAATCGAAAACCTGTGGGTTGTCACCAAAATTCACGTCGTATTGTGTCGGTTGTGCTAATTCGTCGCCGTCCTGATCGACTTGGGTTCCGTACGACGCGGTCAATTCGCCTAATTGCCCCGACGCCTCACGATAAAACGAAACCGCGAACAATTGCGAAACCTTCGCTTTTGCTAACGCGTAAGAAAAATTTTCGTAAACGTCCTGCATCGGCGCGAGCGCGGAAATCAACGGCGACACGCCCCGCACCTGATCGGTTCCGAAACGATCATAAAACCCATATTGAATGACGTTCGACGCACGAACGGAACGCAAAAACTCAACGTCCGAATACCCGATACGCTTCCACATTCCGAAACGCTTTGGTCGTCCGACATTGTTGACGCTGATTCCATTGATCCACGTTTCATTTCCGTCGGGTTCCATGTTCGGCGGATCCCTGACCAAATCCGCCTGAATCCCTTGAATCGTTCCGTTCTGCAATTTGACTAGAAAAACGTCGCCGTCCAAAACTCGACGCATTTCCGCCAAACGAAACATTTTTTCGCGTGTGAATTTCCCCGACGCGTCGCAATTGTTCGGTCGGTTGTCCTCGACCATCAATGCTTCAATATATTTGTCGAGCGACTTGTCACCGGTTCGCGAACGGAATTTGAACGTCGAAACATAGTCCAAATGACGGCGAATCATCCAACCGACTAACGATAGGTTCCGCTGTAACTCCGCCGCCGACGCTTGCGCCTGACGATGTTTCGAACCCCTTAGTTGATAATCTTCGCGACCGATCCGATTGACAATTTGTTTGCGTTGACGATTCGGTTCAACAATGTCGTAACCGAACGCCGAAACCGCCCTTTTTGCAAAATTGCGGATCATTTGCGAACCCCGCCGAGATTCCAATTCATGTTCAACGGACGGGATGACGAAATCAAACGCCGGTTCAAATCGGCGCGTTCCTTTCGCAATGAATTAACGTCGATCGACGTTGACGTTCCATCGGTCGAAACGCTTGTTACGCCCGACGCTAACAATTCGTCAATGTCGTCGATTCGCTGTTTGATTTGTTCGTTGGTTGCCATTCCCCCAACGTATCGGCGCAAACGCTGGATTCAACAAACGCGTCGACTGTTTCACCGTGACACGCGGTTTTCGTAATATTTCACAACCAATTTTTGACCGCACGTTTTACAACCGCACCGTTTCCAAACAACATGATCGAAAACCATTCCGTCGGCGACTCCGTCAATTCGACGCGTAACGACGTTTTGAAATGCCGAACGTTCGGTCGATCCGCAATTCGGACAACGAACCGGA